TGAACGTGCGTCTTCTGCAATCTCTACTAGAGCCCCAAGGTCTTTATCTCTAAACTTAGCCAGACTCATAACGCTGCCATCACGACGAGTGATGTTTGCGTCTAAAGCATTTAGGAATGCATTGGGATCAATAGAGCCGTCTTGTAAACCCTCACGTATAAGTTCAGTAGCAGCAGCAAAAGTTACTTTAGTGTCACCACCAAACTGACCTTTGTGGTTATCTACCCAGGCAAGAATGTTATCAGCGGTTTCAGTAGGATCAGAAGATGCAAAGGTTGAAAGCAAATCCTGCTTACGTGTCAGCTCCCTGTTCTTTTGAAAGATCTTTGCTTGTCGGTTTGCATAAGCAAGTTGTTCAGCCTGCTCAAACTTCCGCATAGACGGGAACAAGTGCTCATGCAACAGCAGCGGATTCATCTCCGCGTACTGCATCATGTAGTCTTCACGAATCTGTTGTTCGATCGCAGCACGTTGACGCGGATCAGAGGTCTCATTCAGACCCAGTTCTTGTGACCGCTGTGTGTAGTACGTGCCGTAACTAGCACCAGCTTGATTTAGCATTGCCTTAGCAAAGCCGTATGCCTTCCAGCCAGACAGGTCGCGAAGACGTTCTGCTACGAAGACATCACCACCGCCTTGCTCGAAGTCACCAGCCGCTTTGTCAGCAGCAGAGCGGGCTTCACCTAGGGCTTGCTCGTCAGCACGGAACTGAGCTTGCTCTTCTTCGGTAGCACCGTTAAACCAGTACTCACGCATACCTTCAAGCATCTGCTTTTCGTTTTCTTTCTTCTGTCGTTCGACAAGAATCGAAGACAGTGAGTTAGAGAACTGAGCAAGACCCTGTGCAGCCTGTTCGGTTTCACGGGCAGACTGTAAGTCACGTTGACGTTGAGCTTCTGAGTTACGTTCTAAATCTTGTACAAGTTGTTGATTAACTTGCTCTTGTTGTCGAGAACCGAGGTCGACCTGGCTCGCTTGGAACTGACCACCTCGGTTAAATGATTGGAATGAAGTGGTCATGGATTAAAAAAGTTAGTACCAGAAGTTAGAGGCGCACTATTGAAAAAACCTGTAGGTGCAGCCGAGCCAAGGTCATAGTTGAAACCTTGATCGAAGAAGTTCATGCCGCTTGTCTGAGGCTTGACACCAAAGCCACCCATATCACCAACGTCCGGTGCTTTTAACTGGTTGTAAGCGCCTATTCCAGATGCTGCTGCCGAAGCAATACCACCAAGGAATGCCATGTTTGCTGCAGTCATATCAGTGTTAGGTTTGACAGGAGCGAAGCCTGGTTGGGGTTTGAACTGCACCTTCGAGTAAGCATTACGATTAGTAGCTCGGAGTCTTTCTCTAATGCTTTCGACGTTGCTTTGATAGCTTTCACGTGCACGTATCAGGTTTGATGCCATCAACGCTTGGTTTCTACCAAACTTGGCAAGATTCTTACTTTCAAGTCGTTCTGATGTTTTTCCAGAACCAAAGTCTTTTTGACCCTGAGCTAGTTGATCAAAGGCGTCCTGTAATTGCACAGAAGCTTGGTCAAATATATCGTTGAGTCTGCTTTGCTCGTCGGCATACGCACGGCTTGCAGACAGTAGATTCTCTGTAAGTGTTGTTTCGTATTCAGCAACACGTGTGCCATACAGAGCACGCTGACCATCCCACTTGACTCGTCGTATTGCTAGTTTTCTTTTGTAATCGTTGACTTCAGCAGTCTTTTGGTCAGCAGCGGATTTCAGCCCTCCGAAGGCTGATGCCGCTCCGCCCACTGCTGTCGTCACTCCAAGTGTTACTGGATCGCACACGGCAAAATTCTATAAAGGTTAAATTGTTTGGACCATAAGTAAGCTCACGTAAGAACTTAAATCCAAGGAATCGAAGGAGCTTTAGATGGGCAGTGTTGCGCTTGTCAACAATGTTCCACAGCAACTTCTCTTGTCTGCTGTCGATAAATCTTTTGCACTTACGTGCGAATGACATCGGGTGTTTGTGGATCTCAGGAGTGCATAACATCCAGATCCCGTTCTCGGGACCTATACCAAAAGCTGCACCCCACTTGTTATCGGGTGTCAGCCAAGCTCCTGAGTAGCCCCTAGAAGCGCCTGCAAGGAGGGCAAAGACCGGATTATGACCATGGCCTTCAGTCACCTCCCTATAGTCGTCAGGGCGTAAATTAGAGGCCACATGTAATGCGACCTCCTTAGTGAGTGGATGAATGTATTTAGACATTCTTGTAGTATTTGGGTGAATAGTCACCCTCCCAAGTCAAAGAAATAAGGGTTGCAGGAAGAGGTGATGTAGACTTGATTGATAAGTTAAAGTTGTTGTTCTTTTCATACACAGGAATCACACCCTGGTATTCATCTTCGACGATAACGTCATTAAATAGATATTGATCGTACGTAGACGAAGTGAAGTCAGAGGTGAAGTCAGCTTTGCCTGTGCGTGAAACAACAGCTTGATACTGACCTAAACGACCAAAGGAAGGTTTGACCCTGTGAACCACAAGGCTTCCACGCTCTTCGTTGACAGTCTTATCACCAGATACTTTCTGTATAAAGAACTTAGGCAGCTTGACCTCCATCGAATAGTTATATCCGAAGGTGGTAGTACCAGACCAGTTACCAGCAAGAGTGACAGTGGTTCCAGACGAAGGTACATCTAGCGTCTGATACATCACACCACTTGTACCGGGTTGAATAGCGACAATATCGACAGAGCGATCTACGTTGGCAAGCCAGCTCAGATTGAATGTGGTCTGACGTGTAGTGCTGTTGTACGAGCCAGTAGCACTGCTGTAGTTATCCAAATGAATCAGATATTCGTTACCGTGTTCTTGGACAGTTGACTCATCGTCACGAATCAGATCAATCCTTTGCAGGAAGTTCTGGTTATCTACCAAGATATACGAGTCGTTGACCACGCAGTGATAACGAAGAGGTCTGGAAAACTTCCAACGAAACCAAGATGACTGAATCTGTTTGTCAGCCACATTGAAATACTTGTAACCAAAGACTTCATCACTGTTCGTTTTCCCAAAGAAGATGGCGGTGTTCTCTCTTGAGTTGGCTAGCAGGTCAATATCTTTACTTAGTTTGCGTGAAACAACTTTGCTTAGTTCGTTGACGTTGGGCTCACCCTCACGTGCAACGTTAGACATCACAAAGAAACGCGAGTGAGCACCTGCGTTATCAACGAATCCAGCAACAGTTCCAAGAGAGAATGGAGGGACTGCTGTGTTGTAGTTGTAGGTAGCAATGCTGCTCAGACGAGCTGACTCTGGGTTCAGGATGTCGCTGTCAGTAGCTAGCAGGAACTGCTGTTTCTCACCAAAGACAAGCAAACCAGTGTTGATCTCAATAGCGTCAAACAGAATGCCCGGATATTTAGAGCTGCTGCTGATGTCGATTGGATCTGTACCAGAGACTGTCAATGCGGTGTTGACAAAAAAGTTTCCTAGATCACCGGGACGAGACAGGATAATGTTTTCGTCGCTGAGGAATGCAATACGATTACGGAAGAAAACTACCTTGTTAATAGTCTTACCGATAAAACTAGGTATAGGGTTAGTGGTATCATCACCGACAACACGGTCATTATAGGTAAATTTTTTTACCTGAAAGTTGCCGTTTGATTGACGTTGGACAATGACAGGCATTGTTCCAGAGTTAATCTCTTTTTGTATACCTGGCTCAGCACATTCAACCCAGGAACCTGGACCACTGCCACCACCGTTGCCTTCAAATTTAAGGTAGTAGTCATCCTCAGCAGCAGAGCTGTTAGAGACTTTGACGATGTACCCATGTTTGCATTGAAAGGGGAGACCTGTTACATCATTTACTTCATCAGTGATGACTGTCATTAGGTCAGTATTCTGTGCCTCAACAGTGAAGTTAGTGCTGTTGCTATAGAGGTAAATGCCATTACCAATAACCTCAAAGTTAATGCCAGTACCTGACAACTCTGCAGTGATACCACCAAGAATAGTGTCAGCACTTACGTTTGTTTGACCATCAAACGGCGTCGGTGTAGGACGAACAGCTTTGATAGATGCTCGAACTTGTACTGTTTCAGATTCATCGACAGTGATCCTGTAGTTTTTGCCATCCATCGTGACATCACGGGTGTCACCTTCAGACCATCCAGTTCCTCCATGTAGGAGATCTACAGTTGTTTGGTAGGAGCAGGTGAAATCGTCAGCTTCAGGTTGATCGTCACTTGAGTTAGGAACAGGTCCCTGCTGACCAGTAGTAGTAAGACGAAAGATTAGATTCTTTTGGTTGCCATTAGTCTCGCCAAATACAGCTGTACCAATGTGAGGGCAGTGGCCTTGATTTCCAGAAAAGCTGGTAAATCCTTCTGCATGACCAGGAGCAGGTTGAACGGAGATCCTTGTAGCACTTGTAATACTTGTTGTCGAGGATGACGTAGGGTTATGGATATTCAATCCATACTGTCTACCGTTCTGAGCCCGCTTGAGTTCTACAAAAGCTGAGTAGGTGTGTGGACGTCCATCAGTTGTAGCCGACGTCATAGACGTCACCTGATTCCGATTACACACAAAGGTGCTGTCGTTAATCGTCGTGAACTGGAGCTGCTCACCACCGCCGTGAGACAGGTAAGACTCAGTACCACTGTCGTGGTTGACAGTGATCTCAGCTCCTGTGTCGGCATCCCACATAGTGACGTGTCCGTTCGTAGCTACCTGACCGATGTAGCTGCCCTCTGTCTCATCCCTGTAGTAGTGGAACCAAAGACCATTAGACGTAGCATTGTTCAGAGGAGCAGTACCTACACGTCGTGCACCTGGACGCTTGTATAGACCACGGTTTAGATCAGGGATGCAGTTCAAAGCATCGCTGACTTGACCTTGTCCCTTTTGGCTATCAGGTACTTCAGAGATACCTCCAAAGAAATTAGGAATAGTTTGAGTAATACTTGCCATCAGCGACGTAGTCCACGGAACGGTTCATATGAGCGGTAGCCCTGGTCATGACCCATGCCAAGGAAGTTGTGATCACCTTGGTTGCATTCGTACTCAAGGCAGATTGCACGGGTGTATGCCTCTTGCTGCGCCAGTAGCTGCACAAGAGTTGGGTTAGATACAAGCTGTGTAGCAGCTCGTCCAGCTGCCTTAGCGACAATCAGACGCTTAAAAGGTTGAGGCAGGTCATCAAAAGGAAAGAGCCACACGACGTTCATGTCGATGGCTTTGTCGAATTCGTAGGTGTGTTCGACTTTGTTGTATAGCTTGCCCTGACGTTTGACGACGTCAGTAGTGCGGTACACCTCTTCTTCACAGACATCCATTTGCAGGACGTTGTTAGGAATAGAGATATGTTTGTTGTTGTCAGGCGTAAACTTGTAGTGGTCTTCACGGTTGTAAGACCAACCTTCGCTTTGTACCTCTAGGTTAGCTTCCTTCAGTAAGTTATAGATGAACTCAATTTCAGGATTAGTAAAAACAAGAGAGGTCACCGGAGCCTGACCGATGCTCCCCAAGATTGAATTTACAGCGGATAGTTCGGTATCGAGATCAATAGTTGTAGGAGCAGTCATATGAATAAAAAAAAGGGACCCCGAAGGATCCCTTGTAGTTGAATAAATATCAGAAACCGGAAGGAGCAGTGCCACCGACATACAGCTCAACGGCTGCAGCGGGGTTCAGGTAGTCAGCGCCCATGGCGAGACGTCCCAGAATCACGTCGCCTTGGTAGACAACGGACACGTCGCCAGAGGTCACCTGGACCTGAGGTCCGATGGTCTCGACAACACCAG